AAGGCGCGGGCGTATTCGTTGGATTTCAGCATGTCCGTCAGGTTGCGGCTCTGCTGGCCCTGGGGTGCACCGCTGCCCACCAGGGGCTGCACGCCGCCCGCCTCCGCTGCCTGCTGGGTCTGGTAGGCAGTCTGCAAAGCGGCCATGCGGCGGTTCATGTCGTTCAGCTGCTGCTGCCGGGCTTCCAGGTCGGCAATGGGCACGCTGGGGTCGTTGGCCTGGGCGGCCAGCTGGGTGGCCAGGGTGCGGATACGGGTGCCCAGGTCGGTGATCTGGTTCATCATCTCTTGCAGGGTCATGATTTTTTCCTCCTATCGTTGCATCAAAATAGGCCAGCCACAATGCTGGCCCTCTTGGCGATTTCGGCCCGCCTGGCGGCTTCCTGCGCCGCCTGCGGGTCATCGTTTGGCGCTGCGCCATGCGCTTGCAGCATGGCCATCACCGCCTGCCGGTTATAATTCCGGCTCTGCATCTTTGCGGCAGTCTGCCGGGCTGCCGGGTCTGCGGGCTGCTGGGGCGTTTCCCACATCATGCCGTCCGCAAATCCTTCATCAATGCAGGTTTGGGCGCTCATGTAGGTGTCCGTGGACAGCATGGCGGCAATTTCGTCCCGGCTCTTGCCGGTGCGGCGTTCGTAGGCGTTGATCAGCCCTTCGCTGATAACGTCCAGCACGTCCGCCTGCTTGCGCAGTTCCTGGGCGTTGCCTGCGGCCACAGTCCAGGGGTTGTGGATCATCATATAGGCCACGGGGCTCATCAGGATTTCATCCCCGGCCATGGCCACGATGCTGGCCGCGCTGGCAGCGATGCCGCTTACCTTGACGGTCACCCGCCCCTTGCCGTTGGCGCTGTGTTCGCGCAGGGCTGTGTAGATTTCCGCGCCTGCCATCACGTCGCCGCCTGGGCTGTTGATGTACACGGTCACGTCCTTCACGCGGTCCAGGTGCCGCCGGATGTTCCGGGCTATCACCTGGCCGCTGGGGCCCCACCAGTCCGGCTCCACTTCCAGCACGCCGTCGATTTGTAAAACGCCGTTTTCCTCGTTGTCTTCGGCGTTTCTAAAGGACCAAAAAGGCATTTAGCTTTCTCCTTTCTCGCCAGCGCCGGGCGCACCCGTGGCGGGCGTGTTGTTCGCTGCTGCTCCGCCCAGCAGCAGTTCCGGGTGTTGCACCGCTATGCGGATGGGGATCAGGTCGCGGCTGCTCATGAGCTCGTTTCCGTTGGGATCCGGGGGTTGCCCCTCCCGTTCCCGCACCTCGTTGGGCTTCATCCAGCCGCCACGGATGGCAATCTGGTACTTGTTCGCCATCGTGGAAACATCCGCCCGCACCAGGGCGCTGGTGTCAAAGCGGAAGCGGTAGCCTGCGGCATAGTCCTGCGGGGTCAGCAGCCTGCGGTTGTATTCCTCTTCGTATTGCTCCACAATGGGAATAATCGTCAGCTGCAAAAATTCCAGCATCTGCTGCTCCGTGGTGCTTTTGTTCCCCTGGGAATAGTCGCCCAGCATGTGGGGCGGCAGGTTGTACACGGCGGCCACCTTGTTCCGGGTAATGCGCTCCACGTCCAGCAGGTGCGCGTCCACCGCGTCCGCGCTGAAATTGGTGGCGGTCAGGCCACCTTCCAGCACCACCACGCTGCGTCCGCTCTGCTGGTACGTTTCCAGGAAACGGTCCACCAGTTCGTCCTTTTCGTCCTGGTCAAGTCCACTGTTTGGCACGGTCAGCATGATGCCGTGATTCACGCCGTCCAGCTGGTCCAGGGCCAGGTCCTTGACCTGGGCGTCGTAGTCCAGGGACCGGCGCAGCACGTCAATGGGGCGGATGCCCTTCACGCCGTTGGCACTCATGTGCCGCAGGTTCAGCACCATAAAGCCGGGCACCTGGTAGGGCTGGCCGTCGTCCAGGGTGATGATGTACCAGTCGCTGCCGTCTGCCGGGTCCCGCGCAGGCTGCACCCGCGTGGGGTTCAGAATGTCCAGCCGCTGCACCGCGCCCAGTTTGTCCCGCACGATCAGCGCGTAGGCGTTGCCCTCCGTGTTCCGCAGCACTTCCATGGTCTGCCGCCATGTAAAGGCCGTAAAATTGGGATGCGGTTCCAGGCTCACCAGCCGTTCCAGCGGGTGCGTCCGGGCGATTTCATATCCCTGGTACAGGTGCATGGGCATACTGGCCACGGTGTTGGCGATCCGGCTTACAGCTGCATAGATGGCCTCGTTGCCCTCTATGGTCCGGTCTGCGCGTGGGCGGTTGATGCTGCGCAGGTTGCCCACCTGCCGCCGCCTGGGCTTGTCACGCGCCTGCTGTTCGTTGTGCTTTTTCTGAAAAGGCCATTTCATGCGTTTTCACCTTCTTCAATTTCTCCGATGTGCTGCACGCCCGCCCAGGTCGATCACGCGCACCCTGGGCGCTGTGTAGATGACGCCAGCGGGCTGCTTTTCCATGCGGATGGCATGAGCGTCCAGCCAGGCCATAAAGCCGTCAATTTTGCGGTATTTGTTGCGCTTGGTGGGCATCCAGTTTTGCTTGTCCATGTGCCTGCGCTCCCCGGATATGCGCACGTTGTCGGTATACCAGGCCAGCATGGGGTCGTTGTTGCTGACCACCTTGCCCGCCAGCAGCAGTTCTTTGATGTCCTTCATGGGGTCGTTCAGGGTGATGGGGCCCTGGCGGACCACCTGGCAGTCAAACGCCTGGACGCTTTTTCCTTCTACCTTGCCGCTTGCTTCCAGCATCTGCCGCAGCCGGGTGGCGTTGGCGGGGTCATATCCGATGGTCACAATCTCATAAAGCCAGCTTTTCTCCGCAAACCAGCGGTAAACGTCTTCCTGCTGCACGTATTCGCCTGGCACAATGGTCAAATAGCCCTTCATGTACAGGCCATAATAGTCTATTTTTTCCTGGTCCAGGTCTACCTTCCGCTGCGGTACCCAGCTGTGCAGCAGCACAAAAATCCGCCCGTCATCCAGGGGAAATTCCAGGGCGGCGGCGGTGAAGTCTTCCCGGTTGGACAGGTCAAAGCCGCCATAGCAGCGGCGGCCCAAAAGGCTTTCCTCCGGGATAATGTCCTTATTGCGGCGGATGACTTCCGGCTGCACAAAAGCCATATCATCCGCATTGACCATAATGTTCAGCTGCTTGCAAATGAAGTCGGCCCGTTCGCTGGGGATATGCTTGCAGCGCTCCCATTGCTTGACCAGTTCATCCAGGTGCAGCGTCTTGCCCAGGCCGGGATTGGCCTTGATCCAGGTTGCCGGGTTTTCTATGTCGTCGGTGCTGTCCAGTTCACAGATGAAAGCAAACATTCTGTCGCCCACTTCCGGGGCCAGCTTGCCCATCATGGCATCCGTGAAAAGGTCATAGTAATACGCCAGCGGCCCATCCAGTACATTGCCCATGGTCGTGATATACAATGTCAGGGGCTGGCGTCGTTTGACGGTTTTCCGTTTAATGATATTCAGCAGCTTAAAATCCCTGTATTCGTGGATTTCGTCAAAAATGGCCATGTGCGGGTTCAGGCCGTCCAGCCGTTGGCTGTCGCTGCTGCGGTGCTTGATGGTGGCGTTCATCTTGTCATAATAAACGCCGTCCCGCAATGTCCGGAAGCGCGGGGCCAGGTAGCGGCTGGCCTCGATCTGCGCTTTGCACTCGTTGAACACAATGCCAGCCTGTTCCTTGCTGTTGGCCAGCAGGTAAACGTCCGCGCCGCGCTCTCCATCCTTGCAGGCCCCAAAGGTGGCATTTCCGGCCATCATGGTGCTTTTGCCGTTGCCGGTGCCCACCAGCACCAGACCTTCCCGGTAGCGCCGCAGCCCGGTGCTTTTGTCCACCCAGCCGTAAAGGTTGCACTCAATGAAGCATTGCCAGGGCATCAGCTCCATGCGGTCATAGTCGCCCTTGGTGGGGGTGAGGAAGCGCTCCATAAAATCCACCGGACGGGCTGCCTTGTGTTCGTCAAAGGTCCAGGGATATGCCGGGTCTGTCCGGCTTCTTTCCAGGTCATCCAGGAAGCGGCGGCAGGCCATCCTGGTCTTTTCGCAGGTCAGTATTTCCCCGCTGATGGCTTGCCGGGCGTAGTCGTAGCACCGCGCCACGGCGCTACTGTTATCAGTCGGGGAAGTTGTCAAAGTCGTCATCAATCTGCACGGCTGCCGCCTTTCGTCCGTTAGGGGTCAGCCGCAGTTCCGCCAGGTGCTTGCGCTGCTGGTCGCAGTAGGCGCGGAAATGGGCCAGGCTCTTGTTGTCCTGCCAGTAGGTCTGCCGCCCGTTGTGGGCTTCCTTGCCGATTCCGCGCTTGGCAATGTCGTCCATCAGCTGCTGTTTCACCTGTTCGGCAAATGCGACGTCTGCCACCATCATCTGGTCGGGATCTGTCATGCCGCCGGGCCGCCGTTCGCAGGCGTCGCATAGATAGTCGTATACGTGCCGGGCCTTTTCGTCCGTTATCCGCTGGAAATGTTCATCCCGCAGGGCTTCGTTCATGTGTTTCCCTCCTATACCTTTATCACCCGCATGCTGTGCTTCTTTTCCGCTGCGGGTTGTGTGCCTTTATCAGCCTGCCGCCCCTTCTCCGGATGCTTTTTATTATGGCACTCATTGCACAGGCTCCGCAGGTTGGCAAGGTTCAGTTCCAGGTCGGGGCGTTCTTCCCTGGGGATGATGTGGTGCACCATTTCCGCCCGGTGCGGCTTGATGCCATACCCGGCGCGGAAGCGGTCCATGCAGTCCTGGCACATGCCCTGGTCACGTTCCAGGGCCA